ATGGCCGACGGCCAAGGCATGTATCTCCACGTCGCGCCGAACGGCGCCAAGTACTGGCGGCTGAAATATCGAGTCGACGGCAAAGAGCGGGTGCATGCCATTGGCGTCTATCCGACCGTGTCGCTGCTGGCCGCCAGGAAAGAGCGGGACGCCATCAAAGATCAGATTCGTGCTGGCCTGGATCCGTCTCACGAGAAGCGGCGGGTGAGGATCGAGGCCGGCGTTCGACGTACGAACTCATTCGAAGCGATCGCGCGCGAATGGCATGAAGCGAAATGTCAGACGTGGAAGCAAAGCTACGCTGATGGCGTAATTGCTCTGCTCGAGAAAGAGCTGTTTCCGGTGCTGGGCGCGAGGCCGATTGCCGAAATTACGCCGCCCGAGCTGCTCGCAGTCCTTCGGAAAATTGAGGCTCGCGGCGCGCTGGAAATGTCGAAGAAGTCGATGCAGCTTGCCGGTCAGGTGTTTCGCTTTGGCGTCGCAACCGGCCGCTGCGAGCGCGATCCAACGCCCGATCTCAAGGGCGCGCTGAAGACTCGGAAGGTCAAACATATGGCGCGTGTCAGCGAGGCGGAGTTGCCCGAGCTGATGCGCAAAATCGCGGCGTACGACGGCGATATTCAGACGCGTCTTGCGCTGCAATTTATGGTCCTCACGTTCGTGCGGACGGGTGAGATGAGGTTCGCGGAATGGGCGGAGATCGACGAAGCCAAGGCGGAGTGGCGGATCCCCGCAGAGCGGATGAAGATGCCCAGCGCGCATATCGTGCCGCTGTCAACGCAGGCGCTCGAGGTGATTCGTCAGCTCAGGGAACTCAACGGCCGGTGGAGGTGGGTCTTCCCCAGCCAATCCAACACGCAGAAGCCCATCAGCGAGAACACGGTGCTATTCGCCCTGTACCGCATGGGGTACCACTCCCGGATGACGGGTCATGGGTTCCGCGGGCTTGCGTCGACGATTCTCAATGAGAACGGCTTCGAGCCAGACTGGATCGAGCGTCAGCTTGCGCACAGTGAGCGGAACGACGTGCGGGCAGCATACAACCACGCTCAGTATTTGAGCGAGCGCAAACGCATGATGCAGTGGTGGGGCGACTATATCCAGAGAGCGTCGACTGTTTCTTCAGTCTAATGTGGCCCGATCATTGCTGGCATCACGGGTAACAGTGCGAAGAAGTTGCACTTATTACGAAAATTCATTTTTGATCACGCGACGTGCCCTAAAGATTGGTTGTAGACTGCCGTTAGTGCAGGAGTATTCTAGGCACGCAATGCCGCAAGGAGAGACGCGATGTTTGATTTTCGCATGTCGTTGGGCGAAAACTTCGCTTCGTTCCGCGACGACAAGACCGGGCAGTATGTGTTCGTCGACTCATTCGACAATCGTGAATTCAATGTGCGCTTCGGCACGGCTAGCAAGAGCGAGTTTCTTGGTGCCGTCGTCGCTGACTCTAGCGAGGACCTGAACCGTCGATTGAAGACGCTTGTCGATACCGCGCTCAAGTGAGGCGCTATGCCGATAACGACACAAGAACTAACGGCATTAGAGGCACGAATAAACGCGAAGGTGGCGCCGCATGATATCGCCTTTGCGCTAACAGTCCATTTCTCATTTGATCGGGTCAACGACCCGAGAAATCGTCCGCCGATCACGATTGCTGAGCTCGAAGACTTGTTCGACAGATTGATTGCTCAGCGCATACAAACGCTGTGGGCTCTCGGTGACGGCGATGCATATAACATTCGCTGCACAAAAAGTCATATCAACATTCCCTGTGTAATCGCGAAGCGCCTTTCCAATAATGGAACGCGAGAACACGTTCACAACGCAGCTACGATTATGCGGAATCCTAAATTTGTTCCGCGCCAAGGTACGCTCGATCTTCCCGTATAGACGGCTTTGCGCGGGCTTTTTCACGTCTGCGCGTCCTTGTCCGGAGACCCGCTCAGTCTCTCCGCGATCTGTTCCGGCGTCGTCACCCGGCCAACTTTTGCCTTCGCTTCCTCGAGCGCTTGACGTAGATCCGACAGTGGCACTCCAGAATCGTCCTCGATGGCCTTGGCTACTTTCTCAATGTCCATTTTCACTACCTCGCATTGACGATCGGCTCATGATGCCACGTTTTGAGTGAGCTAATCGGCACCCCGATCGCCTCTCCGATCCACAGCACAGGCCAATTCGACGAGCCGTCGAAGCCCATGAAATTCCACAGCATCTCGCCCTCGGCATTCCAGCCGTTGAAACGCGCTGGCTGGATCTCGTCTTGCCACGCTTGGCCCGGGTCGCACAGGTCGCGATCCTCTGCGTCTGGATTGATCTCGGGTATGACCCAGTAGAAGGCGCCGGGGATTAGGGGGATGTTGTTGGCCATTGAGCTTCCTTCCCCTGGGACAGGCTTAACGAAAGCGTAACCGGGTAGCTGGCTAACGCAGCGCCGGCAGCGGCCCACCTGGTGTCGTTTCGCGCGCAAAGCTCACTATCTGGACCGTGACGCCGCGCTCGCTGCGAGATAGAATCCGCTCTACATCCTCGATGATTTTCCCGGCCCGCCGCGAGCGGGCTTTCGCACATTCAGCAATTGAAAATGTGAGGTGCGAGATGCAAGGAAGAGCAGAGCGCCGGGCGCAACGAGCTCGGCTTAAGGCGAAACGCCGACGGTATCAGATCTGGAGTGACGGATTCGAGCGCCCCGATGTGCGCCTGGGGTCGTACGTAGATACGCCAACGCCGTGTAGCTGCTGGATGTGCGGCAATCCGCGGCGCCATCTCGGCGAGCGCACGGTTGCGGAGCGTCGATGGGCACAATACGTCGAGGATGATCGCGCATAGCCGTTTTTCGCGACCGTCTCGCACTTCACTTACAAAATTCTTTCCTCATAGACCACTAGCCGGTCATGCTTGCATTTGTGCCAGGCAATCTGGAAGATGTCCTGCTCATCACGGACATCAATGCCATGCCTATGATCGGAAAGAAGCGAGTGAGCGCCAAAGAGGCCGCCGAATTCCTCGGCGTGCCGTATGCGAACATCAGCCGCATTGACAAACAAGGCGAGTACATCAAGCGCTACAAGCTCGGCCACAAGACCCACGTCTACGATCTCGAGTCGCTGGAGGCGTTCCTTGAAGCGAAGCGGGTCAAGCCACTTGCGTCGCCCGGTCCTGCGAGAGTTTCGCCCGGGCGGAAGCCTCCATTGGTGCCCGTCCGGCGAGAACGACGTCTTTTTCTCTTGGATTACTTGCCGGCCAAAGAGAAGAAAAAATGAAGATCCGGCTCGACAAGTGGTTAGAACGAGAATTTGATCCACCTCCAGCGATCCGCACCGCTCGGCTCTGGATCAAGCAGGGGAAGATCTATCCGCCACCGGTGAAGGTCGGCCGGGCGTACTACGTTGACGAGAAGGTGGTTTACGCGGACGGCCAGACTCGACCTACGCTGGCTGAACGCGTGTTTGGCGCTGACGCTGTGAGAGAAGCATTGCGCAAGTGATCATGACATCGTCGCGAAAGACTATCTGCGGCGAGCGGTTACTCGGCGGCCACCAGCAGCTTGTCCACCTGCTCAATCGGGATGAGGCCGCATGCGTTGTACCGGAGTTTCCCCATGCGCATGATCTTGGTCACCGTGTGCCGGCTGATTCCGAGCATTTCCGCGGCTTGTTTTAGGTTCACATGAGCCGGACGCGGATGTCGCGCTTCGTAGATCTGCAATGCTCGATGGACGATTCGGATGATGTCAGCGTCGGTCGGCGAACCAACGGTCGCGTCGCTTTGCGCACCTTGTAGCAATCGGCTTTGCGAATCGCCGTCGATCGTCACCGTACCTTCGAATTTGCATCGCATGGTATCTCCGTGGTCGGGCAAACTATGGGGAGATTCACTCTACCTGACCGGCCGTGCATATCCTGACAGACGACGAACTGATCCAGCTAACCGGCGGCCTTAAGCAAGGCGCTGCGCAGTGTCGATGGATCGAGAAGCAACTCGGCTTCAAGCCGCCGCGGAAGATTGACGGCCACCCAATGATCACTTGGGAGCAGATCAACGGAGCGGTGCAGCCCGAGTCCAAAAAGTCCACGAGGTCGAAGATCAACTGGAAGACGCCGACGCCATGAAACGAACTCGAACGGAAATCGCCGAGGCAGGATGGAGTTCAGTCGTCTGGAAGATGAAGCTTCGCTTCGAGGCTATGTATGGCGGCAAGCGAAACGTCCACATTAAATGGGAAGAATTTTTTCCCCCGAAAGACCGAAGCGGCGAGAGAAGGGCCGATGAAGCCGACGCCGTACGATGCACACGTGCGACGTATGAGAGATGCTTGGCGGTGCTGAATCCGATCTGTCTTGCCGCAGAGTCGGCAGGATTCGAAGTCGAGATGGGCTATCGTTGCACCCGCCTAGAACTGTCTCGTGACGGTGCGCCCGTCTGGATACGAGTCGTCGAGAAATCCGCGCCCGGGAATCCAAACGACAGAACGAACCCCGACCAACCATACCGCTGGCATGGGCGCATCGGAACAGGGCAGCTCGAACTGATCCTCACGCAATACGGTGGCGGCACGTCTGTTTTTCGAGACAAAGATGACCGCAAACTGGAGCAACTCATTCCGGAAATCATAGGGACGATCGAGCGGCGTCACGCTGGCGCAGTTGCCTATAAAGCGAAGTCGGACGCTCATCAAGAGCAGTGGCAAAACGAGCGCCTCGAACAAGAGAGGCAGCAAAAGCAACTCGCTCTTGAAAAGCAGAAACGCGAGGACTTGGTTCGACGCGCGGTGGGATGGAATCATGCGCAACAGATCCGCGCGTTCGTCGCCGGCCTGCGACAAAAAGTCGACGGCGGGATGCCACCTCCTGCCGACTTCGAAGCGTGGACCGAGTGGGCGCTCAAGGTGTCCGATGAAATGGACGACGAGTCATCGCGCCTGCCTCGCGACTGACTGCGCGTGATCAAGCGTTTACAAATTTCCGCTTGACGCCATGTGCGCTCGCGCACTACTCTTAGATCGTCGCTGAGACAACAGCGATCGGGTTTGGCGACCCGGACAACACAGGCGGACGACCGCCGCTAGGCGGTATTTTTTCGTCCGTTGTATCATTGCGCACCCAGTTTATGGGTGGGCCGTGGTGGGGATGCGCTCGCGCGCATGCCGGTTCCTGTGTTCCGGTTCGCCAACCCCGTCACGCGCCTGCCCACCTCATTTGGCGATGAGAGGTAGGCTCCGATAAAACACAGGAGCCAAGAAATGCCCCACGCATCCGCTCGTCCTGAGCAATCCGAAGCACTCATTTCCATCGTCACCCAAGCCATTCGTGCGGCCGCTTTGGCCCCATCTGAGCGTGAAGCGCTCGACATCGTTGGCGCCGCCTTGGCTGACGCCGTTGCGCGCATGAAGGCCGAATCGAATCAGCGTTCAGAGGGCGCCTCTTCCCTCTTTTCGGCGAATTGACCGAGCCATAGTCAGTCGCAGAATTTGAGAAGAATCGGCCGCGACAACCGGCCGACGAATCTGTTAGGACTACGAAATAATTAGTCGATGGAGATTGAAATGGATCGAATTAGTACTCCCTTGCCGTCCGCTGACGACATGAAGAAGCGGAATGCCGAACTGCACAAGTTGCAAGAAGCCATCAACGGCATCGACTGCCTGTGCCAGGCGCAGCTCGGCCAGATCGACGCGGTCACGACCACGATGCTTCGCGCAATGGAAACGCCTGAATTCTGGAAGCATCCACCGACTCTCCGGAACGCGCTCGGCCTCATCCAGTACCTCGCGGCCGATCTCGGTAACTACGTCAACGGTGCCGCTGAGAACGTCGGCTGTCACTATCGAGACGAGATCGACGACGAGCGCGACCGCCGTGTTCGGGCTGCATTCCGTGCAGCTTATGCTGATGAGGCGAGCCGCGAGGGGCATCTGACGGTTTTTGCGCAGCAGGAGGCCAACAATGGATAAGCCCGTCAACATCGCGGGTCTGTCATTGACAGACGCGCTTACACGCGCGCGCCGTGGTGGCCGTGCGATCTTCACCAACGAGGACGCAGTATCGCCCGTCTTCAATGATCTGTGGCTTAGCTGGTCGAATGCCAACATGCCGAAGGGACTGCCCGACGACGAATTTAACGAATTGGCCGAGAAGTGCATGGAGGAGTTCCAGGCCGGCGTCGACGAAGCGATGCAGCAAGCTCGTTGCGACGTTCAGCCTGCCGATGCACTCGACCGGGTGGCCGACATGCTGAACGACGAGTCGGCGGCAGCGTGGCAGATATTCAACGTCCTCGCGTTCATGGCGGAGGCGATCCCAGACGATTACCGTGACGGTCTGCCAGTGAAATGCACGCTGATCAATCTGCGAGAAGGCGTAGAAAAGCTGGCTACGAACCTCATGGACTTGGTGCATAACGCGAAGATCAAGGCGGAGACGGTCGATGAATAACAACGTCCACATTTTGCCGGTGCGACGCAAGGCCGGCCGGCCGCGGCTGCGCCCGATGCCGAATACCCCGACGGCGGGTATTTTGGCCTTTCCCTCCGGGGAGCCGACTCTGGAACAGAAGCTCGCCGACTACGACGCCATGTTCGACCAGCTCCGCCAGTGTTACTTCGATATGACTCGCGCGCTGGCGAGCATTAGCAGCAAGTACCCGCGGGACTAGATGCCAATCAAGCAAACGGTTAGGCGTATATTTGCGAAATTGGTCGAGTGAGGGAAACGATGGGAAGAGGAAAACCGAAATACACGCGAGCCGATGCCGAACGGCTTTTCGGCGGCCTCGCGCCGCCGACCGGGACTAGATCGGCAACCAGTCCAGTTAATCCGTTCGACGACAATTACGACGTAATCGAGCGCCCCGAAAACGCGCCGCTGTCGATTTGGAGCAAAGAAACGGTATGGCTTCCGACAGATATCGAGTTGCCGCGTGGGTACGAATCAGTCGATCAGGTGCGCGACGCGATGTCGCGCGCGTGGGGAATGACGTGGATCAGCGAGACACGCGAAGGTCTAATGGCTCGGCTGGCGGATGGCTGGGAAGTCGTTCACCAGGAAGCGGGCGGCGCGAAAATCTACGATGGAAGCGCCTTCCGAGCCGAATGGGCATCTGGCGGGCATGCGAAGCTACGGCTGCTATGCCGCTACCGGATCGAGTCGAAGTTCGATCCATCGGATGACCGCTGCCAGTTGGTCGTCCGCGATGGCGAGGTCGATTGGAAGCCGCTCGAATTCTCGGCGTATGCGCCTGAGAGCGGGCCGAGACATCCCGAGTGGACGAAATGGCGGGCGTGGCTCGATCGGGAATATCCGAATCATCGCGATCCGTTTGCTTATTGGGAATTGTGAGCGCAACCTTTTGTGACCGTACCAATGCATCGATTGAGCTACTTCATCCAATCGGGCTTCCACTCAGGCGACTGCACGGGCTTCGATGATTCTCCGAACAGACGTTCGACATGGGCTCGCAGCACGGCGAGCGAACCGTCCGGCCGCATCTTGTGCTGGATGCCCATGCTGTTGAGCACGCGGATCCTGGCGGCGTTCTGGCGCTTGCTGGTGAGCTCGGTAAGGTCGTCTTCGGTGAGAAACATGGTAGGCATCGTGGTGTCAGGATAGGCATGGAAACTGCCATAATAGTTGACAACCGCGCCTAGCCCGACGGGGCGAAAGCAGGGCTCCCTTACCCTGTTGGCGCGGTTCCATCTTAGGGTGCGTGAGGGCGCAATGGATCATCGTGTTGGGGCATTGAGTATTTCTGATATTGTCAAATATTGGAATGCGGAAACTAATAGCGATCACAAATTCGAGATACTCTACGATATTGTTAATGGAATTCTCAAATTTGTAGATCCGTTTTTGGAGTTCGAGTGTCTTGACACTGAGCGAGATATCGAGGAGTTCATATCTCGTAACGAGAAATACGGCATCTACTATTTCCATAGTGGCGAGGAATTTCTAGGCAAATACGGTCATTTTCAGGCTATTTCTGAGGTTGTCTTGTACGGTGGTCCAAAAACCGTCGAAGACCTCGATCTGATCATGGCAATGCAGCAGTTATGTATCAGAAAGGATGAATTTCGCAGATGGATCGAAACTAGTGGAAAGCCGTTGCCCAGGTTTTGGTTCAAAGGCGTCAGCCTCGATGCATCCTCGCCGGATCAAGGTCAGAACGCGCCATCGGCCGCTGCCGCTATCGACATCTCTTCCGATCTATCGAGGCGCGAGCGCGAATCACTGCACAAGCAGATAGCCGCGCTGGCATTGGTGTTAGCTGAGAAGTCAGCCAAGTACAAAAACGGAGACAAGCCGAACGCGAACCAGATTGCGGAAGCTGTTGCACTCATGCTGGACGCTATGCCTGATGCCAATACGTATGGGGTTAGCTCCGCGTCCTTACGTAGCAGCATTAAGGCAGGGATTGCGATGCTGCAAGGCAAGCGCGAGGAGGTTGAGTGAGCAAGCTATTCAGCCTGAAGGAGTGGGTAACCCTCCCCGATGCGGCGAAGCACCTGTCCGCAGTATTTGGCGAAGACGTGGCAGAAGCGGACTTGCTGCAATTTTCGCTCGAAGGGCGGCTGACGCTTTCGGTCAACTTTGTGAATGGTGCTTACGCGCGCTACGGCAGAATTGTTGGGCCTGAAAGCGTTGAGTGGGATGAGCTCCCTAGTCTCGAAAGCATTCCCGGCCACGACGACGCAACGCACATTCGCTTCATGCGGAGTCTAAAACTCTACGAGGATCGAGATCAATACGTTAACCTTGGCAATAATGTAATCAAGATCGATGGTGTTTGGGACTTGCCCTTGCTGGCAGGGGATCGACTCGACGTCGAGCATAGATTTCAGATGCTGATCGGTGGCCATCCTGTCACCTCTACAAATCTTGAAGGTTCATTCGTTCAGCGGGCGGATCTCGTTTGCCAGCTTCAAGAGAGTATGGACGATAACGAGTACGCGGCGGGGTCAAACGCGCAACTTGCGAAACTGAATCAATTTATCAATGAAGAAAAACTGCCTGCCGAAGAGGGCGACGCGCTGTTGAAGGCGCACGCCGAAAAACGGAAGAAGTTTCTCGCTGATAGAAAGGCGAGACCCGCCAGCGAAGGCTATTATCCGGCTGGAGGTCTGCCAGAAGACTGTAATCTCGTTGTGCGCACAAGCAATCTGACTTCTTTCATTCAGAGCGTGAGTGGCGTGCCTAGCGTCGAGCCCAGCACGTTAAGCAACAAAGAACGGCAGTCGCTTCAGAAGCAGGTAGCAGCCTTGGCCGTTGCCTTGGCCGAACGGTCGAATAAATACAAGATCGGCGATCGCCCGAACGGAAACCAGATCTCGGAGGCGGTCTCCGAAGTACTCGAGGCGCTGCCAGATGCGAAAACTCATGGAGTCAGCAAATCGGCGCTTCGCGCGAGCATTAAGGCTGGCGTGGATCTACTAAACGGGTAGCTGTTTGCCAGTTGGCAACGAGTTTTGCCAACTGGCAAACAGACGGGCGCAGATGACAATAATGAGAAGCCATGTACACCAACCTTGCATGAGGTTAGAAGCATGGCAGCAAGAACAGGCGAACGTGTGCGCAGTTGCGCACAACTCCCGCAACCCGCATCCCTTCCCATCGACGGTTTCTCGTCGTTCCCCCGCGTAAAGGCGTTCACCGGCGGCCTGTCCCGCGAAACAATCCGCCTCTGGGAGATTGCCGGCCGCTTCCCGCGGCACATCTCCCCGACGCAGCGCACGGCACTATGGCCTAACGCCGAATTGCACCGCTGGGCGTCGAATCCCGCCGCCTACCGCGCCGCCCCCGAAACGCAAAACGCAGCCTGAGGCCGTCATGGAAACGCTTCAGGTATGCACGCGTCGCGCGTGGCGCCGGCGGTTTGCTCGGCCGCAGCTCGATCTGTGGTCCGTCAACCTGTCGGAAGACCGGGCACCGGATTTGATGGGACAGGCCCGTCACGATTTCGAGCGCGAGGCCCGCATCAGCGCGCTCGGTCTTCTGTTGAACTCGCGAGACGCTACCCCCCTATGGCAGCGCATCTGTTACGCCGAGGAACGCCGAGAGATCCGCGCGCGCTCGAACGACCAGCGCCTCGCGATGGAGCTGGCACTGCTGGAGTCGATGCGGTGAGCGAAGAAAGGCGCAAATTCCAAGGCGTGTGGATTCCCGCTGACCTGTGGCTGGATCGCAGCCTATCCATCACCGAAAAGGTGATGCTCGTCGAGATCGGCAGCCTCGAATCAGATGACCGCGGCTGCTTCAAGTCGAACGCAGATTTCGCAAAATTCTTCGATCTGTCGGCCTCGCGCGTGTCCGAAATCATCTCCGGTCTGGTCGAAAAAGGGCTCGTCACGGTCGACCTCATTCGGGACGGAAAACGGGTCGTTGAGCGACAGATTCGGCTTGCCAAGGTATTCGGGAAACCGAATACCCCCTATTCGGAAAACACGGCGAACCTATTCGGAAAAGGCGGCGAAGGGTATTCGGAAAACACGCAGGGGAGTAATACAAGAAGTAATACAAAGAGGGATCTCTCGGAAGAAAAATTCGAGGAAGCGTGGCGGCTGTATCCGAAGCGTGAAGGCGGAAGCGTCAAGAAGACGGCGCTGAAGGCTTGGAACGGCCGAATTCGTGAAGGCATCGATCCCGACGTGCTGATCACGGCCGTCAAGGGCTATGCGAAGGCCATGGAGCGTGCCGGCAACATCGGGACCCGCTTCGTGAAGCAAGCATCGACGTTCTTCGGGTCGGATGGACACTACGAGGAATACGCGCCGAAGGGCACCGACGCACCGAATCTCCTCTCGAACTCCGACGATGCCGCGCCGTGGTGGGTGCGTGCTGGCTTTGAGAGGGAGTGGCAGGCAACGAACGCCGGCGCCACGGAGCGAAACGCGGGCCTGTGGCATAACGGGCGCCCGATCCGCAAGATCGCTGGCGCGAACGTCGAGCCCTGGCCGGAGGTCGCAGCATGAACGCACGTGAACTGTCCGCGCTGATGGCTGAGAACGCCGCCACGATTGCCGAGCATCTGCTGCCGCAGGGCAAGAAGCAGGGCAAGGAATGGAAGGTCGGCAGCATCGGTGGCGAAGCCGGCGGGAGCCTCTCGGTCTGCATCGCTGGGGGCAAGCGTGGCGTATGGAAGGACTTCAACACGGGCGAGACGGGCGATCTGCTCGACCTGTGGTGCCAATGCCGCGCGTTGTCGCTGGCAGAGGCCATGCGAGAGGCCAAGCAATTCCTCGGCGTGCGCGACGACATGCCCGAGCGGAGTAAGCCGGTCTACACGCGTCCTGCTCGGCCCCAGGCAAAGCGGCCGACGACGGTTATCGGCGAATGGCTATCCGATCGCGGGCTGACCGAGCAGACGATCGCGGACTTCAAGATCGCCGAGCAAAGCCGGGGCAATGCGACGGTTGCCGTGTTTCCGTACCTGCGCGATGGCGAGTTCATCAACGCCAAGTATCGGAACGTCGCCGACAAGCACGACATGCGGCAAGAGGCCGGCGCGGAGCCGTGCCTGTTCGGCTGGCATTTGATCGACCCACGGACGCGCGTGATTGCGATCGCCGAGGGCGAGATCGACGCCATGACGCTGCACCAGGTGGGTATTTCGGCGATATCGGTCAACGCGGGCGCCGGCAATCACCAATGGATCGACAACGACTGGGAGCGCCTCGAGCGTTTCAGCACGATCTACCTGTGCTTCGACAACGACGAGGCCGGCCGTAAGGGCGTCAAGGAGGTCGCGAATCGCCTCGGACTCGAGCGTTGCCAAGTCGTGACGTTCGGCGACGCCAAGGACGCAAACGAGTACCTGCAGGGCGGCGCAACGGCTGACGATTTCCGCCAATGCCTGCGCGAATCGCGGACGTTCGACCCAGACGAGTTGCGCTCAATCGCCGACTTCTGGCCGGGCGTGAAGGCGCTGTTTTATCCGGCTAACGACGAGACTCACGATCCTTTCCTCCGGTTCGGCGCCGAGTCGCAGCTATGGTTCGAGTTTCGCCCGGGCGAGGTGACGGTCTGGACTGGCTACAACGGCCACGGCAAGTCACTGCTGCTCAACCAGGTGCAAATCGGCCTCATGCAGCAAGGCGAGCGCGCGGTGGTGTTTTCGGGGGAAATGACGCCGGAGCGTCAGGGCAAGCGCGTAGCGAAGCAACTCGGCGGCGTCGACCGTCCTGCGCCGGGGTATCTCGACTACATGGCCGAGTGGCTGCGCGACCGCCTATGGCTGTTCAACCTCGTCGGCACGGCGTCGATCGATAGGTTGCTGACAGTCTTCACGTACGCATACAAGCGATACGGCATTCGTCATTGCGTGATCGACAGCCTGATGATGACCGACGTCCCGTCGGACGGTTCGGGAGCGATCACGGCGCAGAAGGAAGCCATGCGCAAGCTGGCGAACTGGGCGCGCACGAACGGGACGCACGTTCACCTCGTCGCTCATCCGCGGAAGGGTATGGACGAAAAGCGCACGCCTGGTAAGCAGGACGTCGCCGGCTCGGGTGTCATCACCGACGCGGCCGACAACGTCTTCGCGGTGTGGTCTGCGCAGAAAGACGATACAGAAGAGGGCGACGACACGCCCGACTCGTTCCTCACCCTCTACAAGCAGCGCAACGGCGAGACGCAGCACCGCTCTCTCGCGCTGTTTTTCAACCGCGACGCGCAGCAGTTCAGCACGAGTCCCGCGCGCCGTCCCTTTACCTACCTGCCGTATAGCAATGCCAGTCATGAGGTGGCCGCGTGAGAACCGATCCAAGAAAAGCCTGCGCCAACGAAGAACAGCTTCTGTGGTGGGCCGTTGTGCATGACCTGATCGCGCATCCCTTCATGGTGCTGACCGGATATAGCCGGGCGTCCATCGCGTTTCACGACGCCACGTCGCAGCGCGCATGGCCGCGCAAAAGCGTCACAGAACCGGGTCCGGTCTTTGTCCCGAGTGATCGATATGGCCTTTTGCGCGTCACGCAAACGCCTGGTGGCTTCTTTCAGATTGAGCACGGCCGCATTGCTCATCGTTACGGCGTCAAGGCTGACAACGTCTCTGATGCGGTCGAGCAAGCGGAAGAGTGGTTTTCGTCGCTCGCCGATCTGATACCGCACAGCAGTCTCACCCAAGGGGAGCAAACAGCATGAGCGAAGTCATCGACTGTTCGCGCGAACCCTTATCGAGTTGGCACCCGTCGCTGGCTGACATGCTCGCTGACGACTGGATGATTGTTGAGTAACTGGCCATGAACGTCGCCGCTCTAACGCTGGGAGCGCAGAAATGATGGACCCTCTGCTGATGAACGGATCACTCGGGTGGAATTCCGGTTCGCCGCAAGCGTGGCAAGGCGCGACTCCGATGGGTGATGGAATCTCGAACGATACCGATGCGCTCGCGCGCTCACTGGGAACTCGCCCGCGCGACGCATCTAAAGAGCAGGGCTCAAACGAGCGACTCTTGCTGCTTTTGCTGGAGGACTGACTCGATGGCGGTTAGCCGTTTCATAGATAGCGCCGACCAGTACTACATGCGCCAGATGGTCGAGGAGGAAGTGCGTAGGCGTGAACAGCAGCTGCGGATTGAATACGAGGCAAATCTACAGAAGAGTAAAGACTTGTGGTGGACGTTGAGTGATTCCATTGTTCGTCCGGGCGTAATACCCGCCGCTGCAACCAACCCGGACGAGCGCTTGCTGATCCTACTCACAGAGGAATAAGAAATGAAGCTGAAGCCCTACAAAGAACTCATCGCGATGTCGAAGGAAAAGCTTGACGCGGCGCTTGCGCCTGTCCGCGCTCGGCAAGTGAAGACCCAGGCCGAGCTCGAGATGGCGAAGATCGACGAGCAGTTGATCTCGACCGAGGCATCGATCCAGGAACTCTGCGCGCAGAAGCAGATTGACTTCGCGAAGCTGCTCAAGATGATGGACGACGTCGCGCTCGCTGAGCGGCGCAAGAAGCAGTATGGGCAGATCCTGGCCGAACTTTTCCCGGAAGACTGAGAGGACCGGTATGAGCGAAGCAGGCGTTAGCGTCACGGTCCGATACGGCACCTTCGGCGATCAGGCGAAGACTGTCGTATTGCCCCTCAGTAAATCGCTTATGCGCGAACTGACGGAGCGCATCGAATTGAGTAGCGACCCATTCTCACTCATGATTGCTTCACCCGGAATGTTTGGCGGAAAAGGCAATGCCGTCACGATTCGGCGCGAGACATTCAAGATGCGCCTGGATGTCGCCGAGCAGATCGCACGAGCGATGGTCCCCGCACTTCTCGAAGCGTTCGGAGTGAATGACGAACTCGATGGCTACCGTCTCGCTTCCATGTCTCCCGACGAGCGTGAATACCACGAGCGCGCCGGACGCCTGCCGCGGAAGTGCAGCGAATGGGAGGGGCAATGAAAGAGGTCAAGAACGAAGCCGACATTGATGCATACGTTGACCGCTGGGTGTTCTGGTGCGCAACCCGGCGCCTACTCGCCCCTACGGTGAAGTCGAACATCCTCGCGCGCTTGCAGCCGGCGAAGGGGCGCACGCGCGAGCCGGACGCGTTTATGGATGCGGAGATGCCGTTCTTCAACGCGGCTGTTCATGGCCTCTGCGAGCAGCAGGGTAACGAGACCGAGGCTGCGGCGTTCCTGGGCGTCTACTGGTACCGAGCGAACATCAAGGGGCTGGCGCGAGATCATCAATGCGCACGCGGGACGGTCTATAACCGAGCACGCCGGTTTGCTCTTAAAGCCATGGCGATGCGCGAGACCATCCGCAAAGTGCATGAGTCGATGACTGCTGAGAAGTGTTCAATTTCAGTTGAACGTCACAGCGCTTGTACCGATTGAACACAATGCCCGAAAATAAGGGGGTCATTTGACAGGCTGAAAAGTTCACTCTGCATTTTAGCCGTCGCATATTTCCTCCTAGACGACCGCACCCCGTCGACCTTCGCCCCGCCAAGCGCGGGGCGCTTTCATTTCTGGACCCCGAATGGCAAAGCTGAGCAGTCTGGCTCGTAAGCGCCTGAAGCCGTCGGACTTCGCTGATCCGAAGGACCGCAAGTTTCCGCTTGAGGACAAGGCGCACGTCCGCGCGGCCGAGTCATACGAGCGCTATGCCACGCCGGCCGAGCGCAAGAAGATCGATGCGGCCGCGCGCCGCGCTTTTGGGAAGCGGAAATGACACCCGGCGAGAAGTTCTACCTGATGACGCCTCGGGGCAGAGTGCTGCTTCGGGTCGAAAGCGACAGCCCCGGCTACGACATTTCGCGAGACGAATTCAGGGATGACTACGCCGACGTCGTCGGACTTGATGGACCCGGAGCCGGAATCCGCTGCGGCGTTTCAAAAGCGATCCTCATTCCTTTCGACCAAGAGCCATGATCCAACCGACCGAAGACCGAATTGTCGTTGAGCCCGATTACTTGCGCGACGACGTCACCGACGCCGGAATCGTAGTCAAGGTGTCGCAGACGGTCGAGAGCAAGCGGCACCTGGGCAAGACCGGCACCGTCGTCGCCGTCGGCCCGGGCAAGCGCAACAGCGCCGGCCATCGCATTCCGCTCGAGCTCAACGTCGGCGATCGCATCGTGTTCGGCGAGTTCGAGCATCGCGAGCATCGGGAAGACGGAAAGCGCTATCTGATCATGCAGGAAGCGGACGTGTGCGGGGTGCTGGAATGAAGCGATCGCCGCTCGTCCAACTGCCGATTCGGGCTCTGCACGACGGCCACCACATGGCCCAGAAGGTCCGAGCGTTGAGCTATCGCCTCCCGCTGCATGTCCGCGTGAGAGGCGAGGTGCTTACGTACTCCATCAGCGGATGGCGCGGAGCGGTGTGATGGAAACCACGCACGTGATCTGCTGCCCGACGAGCCCGAACGACGGTAAGCGCGTTCGTCTCGTGTCCGAGCACGGCTACAACCCGAATACCGATGCCTTTGAGCGCGGCTGGGTCGAGGTCGAGATGGTAGATACGGGCGTAACCGGCTCGATCGAGCGCCGGTTCCTGGCTGAGGTGCAGTGATGGGACGCCCGTCGAAGCTCACTGATGCGCAGTGGGAGGCGATCGGTAAGCGCCTGCTCGCCGGCGAATCGGCCGCAGCTTTGGCGAAAGAATTCGGAGTTGATCGCGCTGCGGTTACTCGCCGCTTTTCGCAACGTAACGCAACAATCAAAAATGTTGCGAATCAAATAGTTGAAACTGAGCGCGCTCTTTCATTTCTCAACGCGTCGGAACAAATCGCCGCACGTTCGCTCGCCGATGACCTGAAGGCGATCAGCGAGCATCTCGCAGGTGCGGCTCGATTTGGCGCAGCTACCGCGCATCGGTTGTCTGGGATTGCTCATAGCAAGGCAGCCGAGATCGACGACGCGCAGCCGCTGAACGAGGAAAGCATCGGCGCGTTGAAGGGCATTGCCGCGTTGACGAAGCTGGCTAATGAGTCGAGCGAGATCGGCGTGAACCTGCTGCGCGCGAACAAGGAAGAGATCGAGCGGATCAACAACCCCGTGACGGGCCGGATCGGCACGATCACGCGTCGCATCATCGACTCAAAGACGGTCGAATCGAAATGAGCGGCCCCGAGCTTATCCTCGACACGCCGCGGGTTTTCTTGCCGCTGCTCGAGCCTGCTCGCTACAAGGGGGCGTACGGTGGCCGGGGGTCGGGCAAGTCGCACTTCTTCGGCGAGTCGGTGATCGAGCGCTCGGCGATGGAAAAGACCGATGTCGTCTGCGTGCGGGAAAAGCAGAAATCGCTACAGCAGTCGGTCAAGAAACTGCTGGAATCGAAGATCCAGACGATGAACGCCGGCTACTACTTCGACGTGCAGGACGCGTTGATCAAGAGCATCCACGGCGGCCAGATCATCTTCGAGGGGATGGCAAACCACACGGCCGAGTCGATCAAGTCGCTCGAGGGCTATGACCTGGCTTGGGTGGAGGAAGCGCAGACGCTGAGCCAGAAGTCACTCGACATGTTGCGTCCAACCATCCGTAAGCCGAAGTCAGAGCTGTGGTTCTCGTGGAACCCGCGCTTCAAGACGGACCCAGTAGATGCGCTGTTGCGCGGAGGTGAGCCGCCGCCTGGCGCAGTCGTTGTACAGGCGAACTATTCGGACAATCCGTGGTTCCACGAAACCGAGCTCGTCGCCGAGATGGAGTACGACAAGCGGCGCGATGTCGACAAGTACACGCATATCTGGCTGGGCGGCTACCAGCAGAGCAGCAACGCGCGGGTCTTCCATAACTGGCGCATCGAAGAATTCGAGCGGCCGGCGGGCACGATCTTCCGCCTCGGCGCTGACTGGGGCTTCTCGATCGATCCGAGCGTGCTGATCCGGTGCTCGATTGAAGGCAACGCACTTTACGTCGACCACGAGGCGTATCAGGTCGGCTGCGAGATCGTGAACCTGCCCGAACTGTTCATGAGCGTGCCCGATGCCGAGAAGTGGCCGATCACGGCCGACTCGTCGCGCCCGGAGACGATCAGCCACATGCTGAAGAACGGTTTCCCGCGCATCACGAAGGCCGTGAAGGGCCCGGGCAGTCTGGAAGAGGGTGTCGAGTTCCTGAAGTCGTTCGACATCATCGTGCATCCGCGCTGTGTCCATACGATCGACGAGCTTTCGCTGTACCGCTACAAGACCGATCCGCTGACGGATCAGGTGCTTCCAATTCTTGAAGACAAGGACAACCACGTGATCGATGCGCTGCGGTATGCCTGCGAAGGCGCACGCCGGGCCGTGAAGCGTGTCGTGAAGCCGCAGGTGTCGCGCGTGCCGCAGCACTTGATCGGCGGTGCTGGGAGCTGGATGGCATGATCGTCGACCCGTCAGGCAAGCCGCTCGAGTCCGGCCACACCGGGATCATCAAAGAGTGCGCTGAGAACCTTAAGATTGCCGTCGACGCCGATACGCAGAATCGCGCGCAGGCGTTGCTCGACCTGAAGTTCGCTGCGGGCGATCAATGGCCGACGAATATCCAAACGGCACGCGAGCTCGAACACCGTCCCTGTCTCACGATCAACAAGACCGATGCCTTCGTACGGCAGGCGGTCAACAACATGCGCGAGCAGCGCCCGCGCATTCAGGTTCACGCCGTTGCAGATGGAGCCGACAAGCAAAAGGCAGACGTCCTGGCCGGCCTGATGCGGCATATCCAGGTCAACAGCAATGCGGACGTCGCCTACGATACGGGCGCGGACTTCCAAGTGCGCATGGGCTGGGGCTACTGGCGCGTGGCGTCGCGCTACGTGCGTGAGGATAGCTTCGATCAGGAGTTGTACGTCGATCGCGTACCCAACCCGTTCACGGTGTACTTCGACCCGTCGAGCACCCAGCCAGACGGCTCGGATGCCGAGTGGTGCATCATCAGCGACCGGATGAAAAAGAAGAAATTCCGGCGCAAGTATCCGAAAGCGCAGTTCGTCGACTTCAAGACGCTTGGGGCCGGCGACGAGCTGATGGATTGGGCGACCGACGACGAGATCCGCGTGGCGGAGTACTTCAAGGTCGAAAAGACGCCCGATACGCTGTGCCTGCTTTCGACCGGTAAGACGGCCTACAAGTCGCAGTTGAAGCAGGACGAGCTTGACCGCCTTGGCATCACGATCGTGGACCAACGCGAATCGGTGCGCCGTCGGGTCATGTGGTACAAGATGACCGCCAAAGAGATCCTTGCCGAGCGCGAATGGCCTGGCCGCTGGATTCCGGTCATTCCGGTGTACGGTGCCGAGTACGAGATCGAAGGCAAGGTGATCCGCTACGGCATGGTGCGCGGGATGCAAGACCCGCAGCGCATGTTCAACTACTGGCGCACGTGCGAAACGGAAGTAATCGCGCTGGCGCCGAAAGCACCGTGGGTGGTCGCGGAAGGCCAGCTCGAAGGCAAGGAAGACGTCTGGAACGCGGCGAACAACAAGAGCTTCGCCTACCTCGAATACAAACCCGTCACGCTCGATGGCACGACGCCCGTACCGCCGCCCGAGCGTCAGCAACCGCAGGGCATGCCGCAGGCACAAGTGAACGCCGCGATCGGCGCCAGCGAGGACATGAAGGCCGTTGCGGGCATGTTCGACCCGGCGCTCGGCGCACCCGGGCAAGAAACGAGCGGCGTCATGGTGCAGCGCCGACAGCAGCAGTCGGACCGTTCGAATTTCCACTTCTACGACAACCTGTGCCGGTCGATCCGGCACACCGGCAAGATCATCCTGGATCTGATCCCGCATTACTACGACACTCAGCGCGTCATCCGCATCATCGGCGAAGACGGCGTGCCGGATAGCGTGACGATCAACCAGAAGCAGATGAACGAGCAGGGCGTCATCGTCGCGACGCTAAACGACGTGACAGTCGGCGAGTACGACATCGTGATCGACACGGGCCCTGGCTACCAGACCAAGCGCGAGGAAGCGGCCGAGAACATGCTCGGGCTGCTCGGTACGCCGCTTGGTGAGAAGGTCGCGATGACGGCCGACGACATCATCATGCGCCAGTTCGACTGGCCGGGCGCGGATCAGATTGCCGACAGGCTTGCCGCAGCCAATCCGATCGCGATGGCTGAGAAGCAGATGCCGGCGAACCTGCCTGACGAAGTGAAGACGATGATCGCGAACCTGCACGGCCAGAATCAGCAGTTGCAGCAGCAGTTGCAGGCGGCCGAACTCGACAAGAAATACCGCATGTCCGTCGAGCAGATGAAGCAGTCTGGCGAGATGCAGCGCGCACAAATGCAGGACGAAACGAAACGTCACGACGTGCAGAGCCGCGACACGACCGCGCGTGACATCGAAGAGATTAAAGGACATGTCGCGCTGTTGCTGGCGCACGTGGACGGCCGCAAAGAAGCCGCCGCGATCGAGGCCGCAGCCAAGAACGACGCGACGCACTGACAGTTTTCAGTTTCACTCTCGCCCCACCCGGTCACCCCGCCGCGTGGGGCGTTTTTATTGGGGCTCGTGGAGTTATCCATGTCCGAAACACGTTCTGTTGTCACTTCCGAATCGCTGATGCAACAGCTCACCGGCCAAGCCGCCGCGGCACCCGAAGCGAAGACGCCTGACCAACCCACGGGCGAGACGCAAACGACGGGCGCTGAAACTACGGCCAAGGAAAGCGAGCAGCAGCCGAAGAAGAAGCCGTTGGTCGAAGAGTTGGTCCGTACGCGCCATGAACGTAACGAGGCGCGCACCGAGGCTGATCAACTGCGTGCAGAGCTCGAAACGCTCCGTCAGCAGATGCAGGCCAATCAGGCTTTGCCGGCGCCGAAGGAACTCGACCCGAAGCCGCAGCGCAGCCAATTCGTGTCCGATGAGGACTATCAGGAAGCGCTCACCGACTGGAAGGTCGATCAGAAGCTCGCGGAACGACAACAGGCAGAGCAGCAGGCCCGCGTCGAGGCAACCCAGCAGCAGCTCGCCGACAACTGGGCGCAGCGTCTGGAAATGGCTAAGACGGAACTCGCCGATTTCGATGAGGTGGTGGGCAAGTCGGAGATCGACCTGCCGAATCACTTGTACGTCGCGATCGTCGAGAGCGATATGGGCCCGCAATTGGCCTATTACCTGGCTCAAAACCCGAGCGAAGCTCGTCTGCTGAAAGGCATGTCGCAGACCGCTGCATTGCGCATGCTCGGCAAGCTCGAGGATCAGCTCGAAAAGGCCAGCGAAAAGCCCAAGGAACAACCGGCAACCGGCGCTGAGAAGAAGCCGGAGAAGCAAGTCGAAAAATCGAAGGCGCCGCCGCCTATCGAGCCCCTGACCGGAGCGTCAGGACCTGTCGAAAAGCCTACGGAACAGATGACGTACCAAGAGTACAAGGCTCATCGACAGGCGCAGATCAAGGCTCGAAACGGTCGGTAGCGCTCCACAAGCCATGAGAACCCGCTTAACGGCGGGTTTTGTCGTTTACGGAGCATGAAATGAGCAACAACCTCTTAACTATCAGCGACATCACGAACGAAGCGCTGATGGTCCTTGAAAATGAGTGCGTGTTCTCCGACAAGGTGACGCGCGAGTACGACGACAAGTTCGCCATCCCCGGCGCGAAGATCGGCTACACGGTCAACGTGCGGCGTCCGGCCCGCTTCAAGGGCACGGTGGGTCCCGCGCTGAACGTCGAGGACTTCGTGGAGTCGAGCGTGCCCGTCACGCTGACGACGCAATATCACGTCGACACGCAGTTCTCGTCGGCCGATCTGCTGCTCTCGATGGACGACTTTAGAGACCGCTTGCTCAAGCCAGCGATCGCAGCCATTGCGAACAAGATCGACTACGACGGCCTGCAATTCGCGTATCAGAACACGGCGAATGCGGTAGGGACACCTGGCACGAAGCCGACCGCCGCGTTCACAGCGTTGACCGCGAAGGCGATCATGAACTCGGAGGCAGTACCGGATGACGGTGAACGCTGCATCATCCTCGATCCGTTCACCAATATCAGCATGGTTGATGGCCTGAAGGGCTTGTTCAATCCGCAGATCGCGCTTAGCGAACAGTACAAGAAGGGGATGCTGAGCAAGAACACACTTGGCTTCGACTGGTACGAGGATCAGAACGTCAATAGCTACAACGTGGGTGCGCAGGGCGGAACGCCGGTGTTCTCCACGTCGGGCACCTCGTCGGCGCTGATCACGAACGGCTGGCAGGACAGCGGCACGCTCTATACGACCGGTTGGACGGCGTCGACGAACGTACTGAACGTAGGCGACATCATCACTATCGCAGGCGTGTACGCGGTCAACCCGCAGAATCGCGCGCAGTGGGCAACGAGCCAATTGCGCCAATTCGTCGTGCGTCCTTTCGTAGGCACGCCTTCGAACGGTACGTTCACACCAGTCACCAACACTTTCAACCAAGTAGTGGGTGGCAAGTACACCTCCGACGGCTCGGGCGTTCTGCAATTGGCGATTGCGCCGGCAATCATCAGCGCAGGCCAGTTCCAGAACGTGACTGCTGCGCCGTCGAATAATGCGGCGATTACTGTCTTCGGCGGGGCCAACGCGTATAGCTCGCAATCGATCGCGCTGCACCGTAATGCGTTCACGCTCGCGATGGCCGATCTTGAACTCCCCAGTGGAGTGGACATGGGTGCTCGAGCGGCCGACAAAAAGACCGGCATGTCGATCCGTGTGGTGCGCCAGTACACGATTAACAACGATGCGTTACCGACCCGGCTCGATGTTCTGTACGGCTGGGCGTCGCTGTATCGCGAAATGGCCTGCCGAGTCGCCGGCTAACCGAATTGAGGCCGCCCGCGGGCGGCTTCTCCACTTTCAGGAGCAAGCACCATGACCACGACTAATCCGGGTCCGGCGATCACGGCCAATCCGGTACCGACCACGTCCGTCGGCAACATCCAGAAGCAAGCGATTCTTCAAACCGCTTCGATCACGCCGGCGTCCGTCGCCGCCAACACGACGGCCCAGCAATCCTTCACGAACGTGGGCCTCGGTACGCAACCGGGCGACTACCTGCAGTCGCTTGCGCTGCCGGGCTCTTTTCAGGCGGGTCTCGCGATCGTCAATGTGACCGCCGATGCGACCACGAACGACAAGATCACGATCACGTTCGCGAACCTGACGGCCGGCGCGATCACCCCGAACGCCGGTTCGTACACGTTCGAAGTCTCGCGTCCGCAGCCCGGCGACGTTGTTGCCGCCGGCTCGGGCTACATGAACTCGTTCTAAGGATGACGGGCGCTTCGGCGCCCCATTCGAACCGGAGGAATGATGGAATTTCCCAAAATGCTGTACCGCGCGGATCGCCAGTTCGAGGATCAGGAAGCGCTCAAGGTAGCCATGCAAACCGGCGTGCTCAAGACGTTGATCGTCGAATCGGCCGATGAGCAGAAGGCAGCCAGCAAGAAAGGGTGGACGGACGATCTGGCATCGCTCGTCAAAGCTGAACCCAAGGCCGAGAGCGAGGCCAAGTAATGTCCGCGACCGCGCTGGACGTCATCACGGGCGCTCTCAGGCGTATCAACGAGCTGGCCGCAGGCGAGACGCCCGACGATGACACGGCGAATGACGCGTTGGCTGTCCTGAACGACCTTCTCGACAGCCTATCGAACGAGCATCTGGCCTGTTACGCGCGCGTCGAGAATATCTTCGCCCTGACGAGCGGCCAGAACATCTACACGGTCGGCAATCCGGCCGGTGGCACGTTTCTCGGCACGGTAACGCAGGGCAGCAACGTCATCGCGAACGTGACCGCCATGCCGGCCAATCTCGCCGTCGGCGCCGCGGTGAGTGGCTCGGGAATCCCGGGCGGCGCCACGGTAACGGCGATCGGCGCGAACACCGTCACGATGTCGGCCAACGCGACGGCGACCTATTCGGTGCTGTTCCAGATCACGTACACGACGCCCGGCAACATCGCGATTCAGCGGCCGTTGCGCGTGCTGACCGGCTTCACGCGCCTCACGACGAGCGGCATTTCGCAAGTCGATTATCCGCTTGACGTGATCGGCCTCGATCAGTGGTCGGCGATCGGCCTGAAAAATCAGCCGGGACCATGGCCGAAGGTGCTGTACTACGACGCCGCAGTGCCGCTCGGGACGTTCTACTTCTTCCCGAATCCGTCACAGGGCGGTGAGGTGCATCTTTGGACGGATAACCTGTTCACGGACTTCCTTACGCTCAACACGCCGGTGACGCTTCCGCAGGGCTACACGCGGTTCCTGAAGGTCGCGCTCGCGCTTGAGTTGTGGCCCGAGTACAAGGGAATGGCGCCGATGCCGCAGGCGCTCACCGAGCAGTACAAGATCGCGAAGGCTGCGGTGAAGAACCTGAACGCCCAGGCGCAGAACACGGCCGTCTACGACCGCGCCATCGCCGGCCGCGCGCGGAATGACGCCGGTTGGATTCTTCACGGCGGATTTAACTGATGGCTCAATTCGCATTCGTCGGGCAGGCGTATGAAGCGCCGATGCTGCTTCAGGACGCCGAAAAGCTCGTCAACTGGTACGTCGAGATCACGCAGAACGGCGATTCGAAGACGCCCAAGGCACTACTCGGCACGCCGGGCCTGCTCAATCAAATCACGATCGGCACCGGACCTGTGCGCGGCGGTTGGGTGCTTCCCGGCGGATCGCAGGCGATTGTGGTGTCAGGCAATCAGGCGTTCATCGTGACCGTTCAGTCGGCCGCAACGGGGACGACGCCGGCCGTGCTCACATCGACGGCGGTCGGCACGCTCTTGACGAGCTCGGGGCCGGTCGTCGTGCGCGACAACGGCGCCGGCGGCATCGCCGCGATCGTCGATGGCCCCAATGGCTACATCGTGAATATCGCGAAGGCCACGTTTTGGCAGATCGCCGACGCAGCATGGCTGGGCGCAACGCGCGTCGCCTTTATCGATGGCTGGCTCGTGTTCAACAAGCCGAATTCGCAGACGTTCTACACGTCGCCCCTATATTGGGACGGCAAGAAGGCGCTCGACGCCACGTACTTCGCGCTCAAAGACACGAGCACCGATAACCTTGTCACGCTCATCGAGGACAAGCGCGAGTTGTGGCTCATCGGCGAGCGCGCAACCGAGGTTTGGTACGACGCCGGCAGCTCGGAAGGCCAAAACTTCCCGTTCTCGCGCTTGCAGGGCGTCACGATGCAACATGGGTGCGCCGCGACACAGAGCATCGCGCGCGCGGGCAACAGCCTGATATGGCTGGGCGCTAACGAGCAAGGGCAGAACACGGTCAAGGCGACGGTCGGTTACGAGATCGTCGATCGATCGACCATCGCCGTGAATCACGCGATCGCCAGTTATCCGGTGATCAGCGACGCGATCGCATACGCGTATCAGGAGGATGGTCACCTGTTCTACGTGCTCACGTTTCCGACCGCCGACGCGACGTGGGTCTGGGACATCACCACGAACCTCTGGCACGAGCGCTTGAGCTATGACCCTGCCGCGGGCCAGTTCCATCGCCATCGCTCCAACTGCTTCATGAGCTTCGCCGGGATGCGGATGGTGGGCGACTACCAGAACGGCAACCTGTATCAGATGACGCGTTCGGCCTATAGCGATAACGGCAATCCGTTGGTCTGCTGGCGCCGCACGCCGCACGTGTGGGACGAAAGCGACCGGGAACGCGTTTTCCACGAGCGGCTGCAGCTCGAATTCACGCCGGGCGTCGGATTGCAAACGGGCCAAGGCAGTGATCCGCAAGTCATGCTGCGCTGGTCCGATGACGCCGGGCAGACGTGGAGCAACGAGCATTGGAAGTCGATCGGGAAGGTCGGCAAAACGAAGAACCGGGCCATCTGGCGACGCCTTGGAAACGCACGCGATCGCGTCTACGAGGCGAAGTTTTCCGATCCCGTGCCGCGCGATGTCGTGGGCGCAACGTTGATTACGAGCTGACATGACGAACGTTCCGGCTGGCTTCCCGTTGGCGAATGTGCCGTCCTGGACCGACTCGCAAGGGCGGCCGGTGCGCGCGTTCTTCTACCTCATCCTCGCGCTCTGGCAGCGCACGGGTGGCGCGGCCGGCGATTCTGGAGGCGGTTCGGTAACGATCTCGATGTCTCCCGCTTTCATGGAAGACGGCGACGGCAACTCGGGCGATAGCTTTTTTATCCCAGGGCCCGTGGGTGCGCCGGGAGTTCCGGGTGCGGCTGGGCCAGCACTGCTGCTCGACGCGCCGGAAGCCGACGAACCGATCATGCGCGCGGGGCTGCTGGCCGCCGGCGGATGGTTCGACGAAAAGGGTAGCGGCGGCACGATCGGATTCGCAGCGGGCGTTGATTTCACGGGCGGCACGTCAACGACGCTCACGCTGTCGCAACCGTATGGCTCTGCGGCGAATTTGATCGTGGCTTTCGACGGCGGATTTCAGGGCGGCGATACGTTCTCGCTCAACGGCAAGACACTCACTTTTACCTCGGCGATTCCCTCTGGCATCCAGAAGGTCTACGTCAAGGGCTTCCTGATGCCCCAATAAGGGAATACGAAATGGCTGCGAACAAGGTACTGCGCTTCGGTCCGGTAGCACTCGGCACGACTGTGGCGAACATCATCAATCCGCCGTCGCTCACAGGCGGCACAGGCCTGTCCGGCACGAACACGAACACGTACGTGGTCCTGAAGCATATCCGCATCGTCAATACCGGCGCGTCGGCGGCTTCTCCGTCGCTCTATATCGGCGCGACGGGCGGATCTGCCTCGGGCACCGCATTCGCCTTCAACGGAACGAGCATTCCGGCCGCTGGAAACCCCGGCAATTGCCTCGACTGGTACGGCATATGTCGCCTAGATGTGGCCGATTTTTTGACCGGCTTGGGATCTGCGGCCGGCCTCGTGTTCGAGGCTGAAGGCGAGATCGGCATCGTCTAAACGGAGAACAGCATGTCCGCAATGAAATTCCGTCTCGTCTCGCAGGCGACCACCAACCTGAACCCGGTCAAGCAGTACGGCGCCAATCTCAAAGGTGCGTTGCTCATCAATACAAATGCGGCCGCGCGCTACGTGAAGCTGTACGAATCGACGGATGCGCCGACGGTGGGCACGACTGTGCCGGCGTTGACGATCGAGGTTCCCGCGTCGAGCCAAGTGCCATTGACGTGGTCGGACGGCATCAACTTCAGTAAGACGATGTGGGTTGCTACTACGGCGGGGGTTGCCGATAGCGATACGACGGCTGTCGGCGCGGGCGATCTCTACGTGCAACTGTTCGTCGAATAATGAACGAGATCATCGCGAGAACGCATGATCAGGATCTCATTCGCTCGATCATGACCAGTCGTTGGGTCTACAAGCACATCAGCGATGACGGTTCGCCGCCCGTCGAAGCGTTCGCGCCGCCGATGGACGATCGGATCATCTACCTCGCTGCATCGAACAGCGAAGGGCGCGCCGTCGGCGTTTTCATGCTTCATCCGCACAACACGGTCTGCTACGAGGTCCATACGTGCATGACGCCCGCCGCGTGGGGGGCGTTTGCGAAGGAGGCGGGCGCGGCGGGGTGTGCGTGGATGTTCGAGAACACCGGTTGTCAGCGAATCATCACCAACGTGCCCGCATACAACAAGATCGCAGCGAAATTTGCGATCGATTGCGGTATGAAGCAGTTCGGGATCAATGATCGAAGCATTCTGAAAAACGGAGTGCTTCACGACCAGCTCGTGTACGGTCTGAGTAAAGGGGATTGGCTATGCCAGCAGCAGTGCCGTTAGCCATTGTCGGCGGGTCGATCGCGGGTGGCTTGATCTCGGGGAGCGCGTCGAAATCGGCCGCCGACACCCAAGCCGCGGCGTCGAACAACGCGACGGGCGCGCAGTTGGCGATGTACAACAACACGGTATCTCAAGAACAGCCGTTCTTGAATGCCGGGACGACCGCACTATCGACGCTTACCGGTCAGTTGCCGACGCTCAATACCCCCATGGGGATCATGCCGTCGATCAACAACACGAACTGGAAGCAGTACATGAGCCCTGCGTACAACTTCCAGTTGGATCAGGGGACGCAAGCCTTGCAGAACAGCCAGGCTGCGCAGGACGGTGCGCTCTCGGGCGCAGCCCTCAAGGGGCTCATCAACTACAACCAAAACTTCGCACAGACGGGCTTTAACAATGCGGCCAATCTGTACATGAACGAGAACAATCAGCAGTTCAACCAGTATCAGACGCAAAACCAAAACATCTACAACCGTCTCGCCGGCCTCGCACAGCTTGGGCAGAACGCAGCATCCAATACCGGCATGACCGGTGCCGGCATGGCAAGCGGAATCGCCAACACCATCACCGGGGCAGGGAATGCGCAGGCCGCGGGCACGATGGGAACGGCAAACGCTATTACCGGGGGCCTCAACAACGCGATGGGCTACTACATGATGAATAACCTTGCTGGCGGGAACCCATTCGGAGGCGCCGCGAATGCCTCGGCGCTCAGCACCAGCACGCCTCAAGACCTGATCGCCGGATACACGGGATAACGACATGCCGATCGATCCGAACATCCCCCTGCAAGTCAATCAGGGTGGCCCGATGCAATCGATGGGCCAAATGCTGCAGCCGATGGTGTCGCTCGCCCAGCTCGCGAATATCCGCCAGCAGAACCAGATGATGCAGGCCGAGACGCAGAACCTGCAGCAGCAGGCTAGCCAAGGCGCGCAATTACAGGACGAGCGTCAGAAGTACACGGCCGCTTTGCAGGACCCCAGCGCGCCGTTCTACAACCAGGACGGCACGATCGATCCGAACAAGTTCCAGGTCTGGGCGAACCGAAATATCCCCCTGACGCAAAACGTCTACGGGCAAGAGCTACTAGCGCACACCGACGCGATCAACAAATACAAGACGACAGTCGCGAACATGTCTCAAAGCGACCATCAGGTCGTCAACGCCGCGTTGTCGTCGTTCGTGCGTCCTGATGGCAGCGTGACCTCTACGCCGCAGCAAATGGCGAATCAGCTCGACGCGCTCACGCCGCAATTGACCGGCTACGGCAACAGCTTCGTCAACCAGGCCAAACAAGCGATCGCGAACACGGCCAGCAATCCGCAGGCGTTGGGTCAGATCTTGACGCAGCTCGCCCGCACGACAACGCCGGCGACGACGCAACAGGATCAACGTCGCGCGAGCACCGCGCTCGTGAACAACGGCGCCGCCACGGTTCCCGTCTCGAACACGGGCGACTATGGCGTGACCCCGGGCGCTCCGACGGGTGCGGGGGTCGCGAATCAGATTGGACCGGAGGGACGGCAGACCGTAGGCGCGAACCCGCTGACGGGCGGCATGACAGTGACCAACCGCGATGCGAACGGCAACATCACTGGCATCACGAATCCGCCGACGCAGGGCGTGTACGTCCCGCAGCCGGGCGACGTCCAGGCGCTTCCCGAGTTGCAGGCCGAACGCGATTCGGCGCGCACGCAATACACGGCGGCCGGCACGCAGCACGAGAACAATCGAATCGTGCTTTCGAACATCGATAACGTCGGAGCGACGGGCGTGTCCGGCCCGGCGTGGCGCAACATCGCCAGTGTTTTCGGTTTCAATCCGGGCGATGCGAAAGATTCGGCCACGGCCTACGACATGGTGGGCAAGGGTCTCGAACGCTCCGCGCTACAGGCGGCGCAGTCGATGGGG